CGGGGCTATCAACTCAAACCGTGTACGCTTACTTTGCTGGCGAGAGGGTCAGCGTAAGAACACAAGAAACAATAATCAATTACATAAATCAGAACTGATGTACTACAACACGAACAACGAAATAGGGACAGAACTCAAGAAGTCCCAAGAGAAAGCGAAAAGTCAGGACGAACTTGTCTTGATTTACTTCAGAAACCATGACCAGCTCGGTGTAACACCTGAGCGAGTTCTGCGGCACTTTCAGATAATGGAGCCGTTATCTTCCGACAAGTGGGCAAAGACACCTATTACTTCCATAAGAAGGTCGTTCTCGAACCTGCACAAGAAAGGATTGATTGAGAAGACAGGTTACAAGATAGAAGGCGATTTTGGCAAACAGATAAACGTTTGGAGATGCAAGTGAGATTGAACGACAATATGAGGCAGCAACTGACAGACATCATTGAGCTGCACAAGGGTTACTTCGGTGGGGATGTTGAACATTTACTTGATGCTCTGAATGGAGTAAAAGCCAGCAGATACATCGGACAGGAAGCCAAAGAGATAATATCAAACATCGAACAGGCTACAGGAATAGCTTACTCCGAACTGAAGTCAAAGAACCGAGAACGCAACACCGTAATAGCAAGGCAATACGCCATGTTTCAGCTCTACGACATTCTTTATCCGTTGGGTTATACCTTGACCGAGATAGGCAAGATGTTCAATAGAGACCACTCTACGGTCATCTACTCCATTCGACAGGTCGAAGATGCCCTGAGTGCTGGCGACTTTTTAGTAACCAAAATACACGAGAACTATGGAAAGCTGGAAGCTAAGAGTGCTTGACTTTGTAATGTGGACACTCGGATATGAAAGAGATGAAGAAGTTTAAAGTGTTGAACCTATACGCTTGTCTTGGAGGTAACCGATACAAGTGGGACGAAGTAGCTGAAGAAGCTGGTATTGATATGCAAGTTACTGCTGTTGAGTTAGACCCTGAGTTGGCTAAGTTGTATCAAGAGAGGTTTCCTAATGATACAGTAGTAGTAGCTGATGCACATCAGTATTTACTTGACCACTACAAGGAGTTTGATTTCATTTGGACTTCTCCGCCTTGTCCGAGTCATAGTAGGGCGAGGTTTGCAAGGAGAGATACAACTGCAAATATTTATCCTGACCTGAGATTATACGAGGAGGTAATATTTCTCGAAAACTACTTTGAAGGTCAATATGTTGTTGAGAACGTGATTCCTTTTTACGAACCATTGATACCTGCGAAGAAGCGCGGAAGACATTTGTATTGGACAAACTTCAATTTACCGAGCGATTTGAAAGAGAGAAAAAGCGGAATAATGGAGGGCTCTGATGAGGTTAGTAGATGGTGTGAATTTCACGACTACGACTTCAGAAAGTACAAAGGTCATCAGCGAACCGACAAAATAGCCCGTAACCTCGTAGATTACGAAGCTGGTAGAACTATTTTTGCAACGGCTCTCGGGATAATTCGCAAGAAAGACGTAAGGCAAACAGAATTATTTTAACTTCCAAGTGGCACAATTTTGTATATTTGCTACTTACTAATGAACGCTAAGGCAAAAGAGCGTTTGTCGTAAACCCTGAGTTATGAACAGATACATAAACCGATACGGGAAAAACAACATTCGACCTTCTCAGGTGGTCATGTTGGGCGTTGCCTCGCCTCCCGTTCGGTTACCTTTAAACCCTGAGACATGGCTGAAAACAAAAAGTCATTTATCCTGTACTGCGACCAAAAAGGAGTGTGGGACAAACTGGATGACGCTCAAGCTGGGCGTTTAATCAAACACATTATTTCTTACGTCAACGATGACAACCCGGTTGCTCCTGACTTTATAACTGAGTTAGCGTTTGAGCCGATTAAACAATCGTTGAAGCGTGACCTAAAGAAGTGGGAGAAGCAACAAGAACAACGCTCTGAAGCTGGTAAACGCTCTGCTGAAGTTCGTAAACTAAACGCTAAACTCGCTAAACGAGATTCAACGACCGTTAACGACCGTTCAATTTCGTCTACTGTTAATGGTAATGTAAATGTAAATGATAATGTTAATGTTAATGAGAGTCTAATTAAAACGCCCACACGCGAGGAGGTAGAAAAGGAAATTTGTAATAACCTATTTACTCGCGGCATTGCATCGGTATCATTTCCAGTTGAAGACCTTGCGCAGAGATTCCACGACAATTATGAATCGAAAGGCTGGGAGATAAACGGGCAACGTATCTACAAGTGGCAGCCGAAACTGAACCAATGGATTTCGGAGGAGTTAAAAAACAAATCCTCATCTTTAGAAACACAGGAAGAAAAGGAAGCCCGCGAGTTCATGCAGATGATAAATGACTACAACACGCACAAAACACTCTACGGAGAGGATTCCGCTAACGCTAAATTTAAATTCGATGTACAACCTGATATCAACAATAACAGAATTGCCTAAGCTCATAGGCTGTGCAGATTTCCCGAACTCTCCTCAGGGAATGGGTCTTATCAAAATGATACAGGACTTCATTAACTCGGAGTACAGATACACGGGGGCACAGGTAAAAGAAGCGTTTACGATGGCAGTAAAACGGGAGCTTTACTTGGATGGCAAACGAGTAGACCCTTCTACCTTTGGACAACACCTATCTGTTAACGTGGTCGGTCAGGTGCTGACGGCATACAAGGAACACAAGCGGCAAGGCAAAGCAAATCATGGTTACAACCCTATTCAGTTGCCTGAGTACAAAAAGAAACCTATCACTCCAGCAGAAGCGCATGACATGATACTTAAATGGATTAAAAAGGATGGTGAACTTCCAGCATTCGCACCGTACAACATAGCTTATCTTTACCTACTCGAAAAGGGTCAGGTCAAACCAGTAAGCGAAGAAACAAGCAGAATGAGATTGATGGGCGCAAACGTAGAGGTGAGTGCAAAGAGAAAAGCTGCGGAAGATTGGTATAAGAAAAATTGTTTGTAGATTTAAGCCCGTGAAAGACCAAGCGGCAATCGACCTACTATCTGACGAGGAACTACACGAACTCGCTCAGAAGTTATGCAATTGCCCTGATGACCTGATCCAAGAGGTGGTTCTTCTTTTGCTGGAAATGCCCGAAGAAAAGTGGCAACAGATAAACGAAGGCGGCTATCTGAGGTTCTACGTGGTTAGAACTATGATGACAATGGCAACATCCAAACGCTCCAGCTTCTCCAAGTTATACGACCTCCACAACCACAATAAGGTAGACCACGAGCGAGAGGACTACGACTGGGAAAAAGAGGACGATATTGCACTTTTGGAAACACTTATGGATGAGCTGCATTGGTATGACCGCGAGGTTCTGAAATTGTGGCTTGAAGAAGGCAGCTACCGAAAGGTCGGCAAAAAGGTCGACATACCCTACAAATCAATCGGAAACACAGTTAATAAAGCACTTGACCAACTAAGAGACAACTACTATGCTATACATCTTGAGCGCATTATCCGCGAGCGTTGCCGCTTACCTATGGATTGAGGTATTCGGAATTGACCTACTGATTAAAAAGTGGCTAGGAATGGACGAGAGCCAGTCTTTTAAGCCATTGGACTGTCGGCTGTGTATGTCGTTTTGGTTCGGGGTTGCGATGTGTTGCTTCCATACTCCTGAGGCACTTCTTTACGTTCCTCTTCTAAGTGTGTTATTTGAGCGTTTAATGTGGAGGTTTGAGATATGAGCGATGCGATTACATTCTGTTGCATATTGCTTTTATTGGTTTGGATTGTACGAATTTTAAAAGGCGAAAATTTTAACTGATGGACAAAAACGAAGTTCTGCTATTTATAGCTGAGAGGCTCGACCAAATTACAATGATGGAACAGGGGCGGTACTCGGGACGGATAACACGAGAAGAGCAGAAGCTCTATCAAGAAGCGTGGAGTTACATCGACCCGAAAGCTAAGGTCTGTTTCACTTGTGGGCGAACGCCTCAGTTAATGAGTGTTGCACTTTTAAACTTTTACCAATGCCAGCAAGACAATGCACTAACGGAAAGTGGAGATGGGGACAAGGCGACTGCATCTACGAAACCAAAAAGGAAGCGGAGAAAGCGGGGGTCGCAATCGAAATCAAAAGGAGGTTAGATGAAAAGAAGTGAGAACTACGGGCTTTACATCACGCAGAATACCTATCAAATGAAATGGTACTGCTTCAACAGAGAAGCCGCAACAGCATACTGGAACGGAGAACCTTGCAAGAAAGCAATGGGAGACACTCCACAACAAGCACTTTCAAACTACAAGAATGGAAAGTTTACCGATAAGTAAAGTTAGACCCAACTCGGAAAACCCGAGATACATAAAGGACGAGAAGTTCAAGAAGCTGGTTCAGTCTATTAAGGAGTTCCCCGAAATGATGCCAGTCCGTCCGATTGTCGTCAACAAAGAAATGGTTGTCTTGGGCGGTAATATGCGACTCAAAGCAATGCAAGAAGCGGGACTCGACAAAGTATGGGTTGAGGTTGTGGACTGGTCAGAAGAAAAGCAGCGCGAGTTCATCATCAAAGATAACGTAGGCTTCGGGGAATGGGATTGGGACGAACTGGCGAATACTTGGGATGCGGAGGAGTTGGACCGCTGGGGTTTGGATGTGCCAAAAGAAGAAGAACAAGACGAGGCTTATACGACTAAAATTGAAAGCCCTATTTACGAGCCAAAGAACGTTATACCAAATGAATCAGAACTATACGATACAAAAGTTTACGATAGACTGATTAAAGAAATTGATTCGTCAACATTAGACGATAAAGAAAAGGAGTTTTTAAAATTAGCGGCAACTCGCCACATTGAGTTTAACTATCGCAAAATAGCTGACCTCTATGCTCATTCAAGTAATGAACTCCAAAGCCTAATGGAGAACTCAGCACTTGTTATAATTGACTACGATAAAGCGATTGAACTTGGTTTCGTTAAGCTGTTCCACGAATTAGAAACACTTGCAGAACTCGATGAATGATTTCGTTGTTTTTATATTAACGAACGGCAGACCAAATAACGTGCATACGGCAAGAAGTTTGCGTAATCACGGTTATACTGGCAAGATAATATTAGTTGTTGATGACGAGGATAAAAGCGCACAAGAGTATTTAGATAAATTCGAAGATGTTGAGATTTTCAGCAAGAAGGAAATCTCTAAAGAGTTTGATGAAGCCGACAATTTCGATGACCGTAGGGCTATTGTTTATGCAAGAAATGCTTGTTTTAAAATAGCTGAAAAGCTGGGAATTAAATACTTTGTTCAAATGGATGACGACTACACTCGTTTTGAATATCGATTATACACTAAAGAAAGACAGAAGCCTTCTTTTATTGCAAATTTAGATTCTGTATTTGCTGCTTTGCTAAACTTTTATAAGTGTAGTAATTTCTCAACTATTTCAATGGCTCAAGGCGGAGACTTTATCGGAGGCAAAAATAATAGAATGGCAAAGCGACCGACCTTGTTTCGAAAGTGTATGAACTCTTTTATATGCTCAACAGATAGACCGTTTAAATTTGTTGGAAGAATAAATGAAGACGTTAATACATACGTAAATAAGCAGAGTATTGGCTTGTTGATGGGTACTGTACCGTTCGTATCTTTAGTTCAGAACCAAACTCAATCAAATAAGGGCGGTATGACTGAGTTATACTTAGACAGCGGAACTTACGTTAAATCTTTTTACTCTGTAATTTTCAGTCCGTCAAGTGTTTACATCAAACCAATGGGCGATAAGCATCTAAGGTTACACCATCACGTTAAATGGGACAATGCAGTGCCGAAATTCATTGCTGAAAAACACAAGAAAACAGTGAGTTAACAATGGCGAAAGAAGACAACCTAAAACCCTTCAAGAAAGGACAGAGCGGCAACCCGAAAGGCAGACCGAAGAAAGTCGAGACGATTCTAAAAGAACATTTCCTTGATGAGCATAACGTCAAGCTATCAAAGGGGCAAGTTCAGGACATCATAAAGAATGTACTCGGCAAGTCAAGAAGCGAGTTAGTGGAGCTGGCAAAGAACGACCAGCTACCGTTCTGGATTGCGTTGATAGCCAAGAAAGCGCAAAGGGACTACGAGAAGGGTTCGATTCATATTCTCGATGTGTTATTCGATAGGGTCTACGGCAAGCCTAAAGAAGAGGTAGAGCAGACCGTGAACGGTGGCAAGCCTGACAAGGTGGAGATAGTAATACACAGACCTGAGAAGAAATGACAGAGTGCCCAATATGCCATAAAGTAGGCTTCCATAAGATGAGCTGCTCAACGCAAAAGGTAACTGTATTGCTTTCTAAATCGCGAATCGCGAATCGCAAATTGAAGTACGGAAAAGGTGAAGCACCTAAAGTGAAACGAAGTAAAGACGTAGAACCTTAGACTGACGAAACCGACCAAAAAGTCAACCAATAACCTTACGTGAAGATTGAAGGAACTGGCGTATTTGATGACCTGTGGCAAGCCCTTAATGATAAATCCGTTCGGGGAATTGTGCTTGAGGGTGGAAGCCGTAGTTCCAAGACGTGGAGCATCTGCCAAGCCATCTACCTTACGGGACTTCAAGAACCGAAGAGAATTGCAATTGCGAGGTTTAGGCGTACGTGGATTAAGCCGACCGTACTCGATACGTTCAAGAAAGTACTGCAAGGGCTTGAGGTATGGGAGGACGAGGCGTTTAACAAGACCGATTTAATCTACTCCGCTCACGGGTCTACATTTGAGTTCTACGGGCTTGACGATTCGCAGAAGCTACACGGTATTGAAACCGATTACTTTTGGCTGAATGAGGCGATTGAAACAAGCAAGGATGACTTCGACCAACTGGAGCAGAGATGCAAAGGGAAATGGATTCTTGACTACAACCCTTCCACCGATGAGCACTGGATTTACGACAACGTTCTTAAACGGGACGATGTTGTTTTAATTCATTCCACGATGCTGGACAACACCTTCTTAGACCAGCACATCCGCGACAAGATTAACAGCTACGAGCCGACACCTTTCAATGTATCACGAGGCACGGCAGATGAGTACAAGTGGAAGGTCTACGGACTTGGGCAAAGGTCAAGAAGAGAAGGCGCGATTTACGAGAACTGGCAAGAAACCAAAGAGTTTCCTTCCGGGTACAAGTGGAAAGCATACGGGCTGGATTTCGGGTTTACCAACGACCCGACTGCATTGGTGGAGGTGCTCTATCAAGAAGGCAAACTGTGGGTTCGTGAGGTGCTTTACGAAACGGGGTTAACGAACGCGGACATAGCCCGAAAGTGTGGGCTACAAAGGTCAGACGAAATCATAGCCGACTCAGCAGAGCCAAAGAGCATCGAGGAAATCCGAAGGGCTGGATTCAGAATCCGACCAGTTGCCAAAGGTCAGGACTCGGTAAGGTCAGGAATCGACAAGCTGAAATCTGTACAGATAATGGTACATCAAGACAGCGTTAACATCATTCGCGAGTTGAGGAACTACGCATGGAAACGGGACTACAAAACCAACGCAGTAACCAACTTGCCTGAGGATGACAATAATCATGCGCTTGATGCGCTGAGGTACGTGGCAATGGAGAAGCTGAAGGCAAACGCTGGGAAGTATACGATACGATAAATATTTTTTTCTCAAAATGTTGTGAGTATTCAAAAGAGTTGTATATTTACACTCAGAAACAAACAAACAAACAGAACCATGACAACTTCATCAGACTTAAAAGAAGGACAACAAGTAAAACTTAACGCTGCTATTCTTGACGAACCTATTTTTGGAAAAGTAGTTTTTCAAGACAATCAAGTAACCGTTAAATTTATAAACTGGAGAAACGAAATATCCACAATAGAGCAAAATCCAACAGACAACTCTAACGAACTTGATTGGTACAACATTGAAATAATTGGTTAAGAAACAAAGACTCAAATAAGAGCCTCCAATTAGGGGGCTTTTTTTTTGCTCAGACACAGATTCGTAAATTCGCTATTTATTACTGAGATGCTTGAAAGACTAAATAAGATATGGCGAATGCAGGAGGCGTACACGGATTACCCCAAAGCCGCGAGCGAGAACGCCAAAGCCGCTCTGAGATGGGCGGAGAAGAACGGATGGGGTGGTTGCGGAACTTCTGTTGGAAAAGCAAGGGCTAACCAACTCGCAAAGCGTGAGCCTATCAGTTTAGAAACCATTGAGCGAATGGCTGCATTCATTAGGCACAAGCGGAACTCTAAAAGGAAACTGGGAGAAGGTTGCGGTCGTTTGATGTGGCTTGCATGGGGCGGAGACGCTGGGGTCAATTGGGCAATCAGAAAAATAAAGCAGATAAAGAATGAAGATTGAACTACCTAATAGCTGGGCTGGTGTAACTGTTGAGCAGTTCCAAGCACTTCAGCGAATCCTCGCAGAAAAAGGAGACGAGTACCCGACAAACGTGGCTATCATTTCGATAATGTCAGGCGTTCCAGTTGACGAGATTGAAACTTACTCACTAAAGACATACGCCAAGTGTATGCAGACGCTTTCTTTCCTTACCGAGCAACTCGTAGGACAAGTACAGAAGGCGGTTGAATTTGGAGGCGTTAGATACGATGTTATTACAGACGTTTATAACTTGAACGGAGGGCAGTACATTACATTGATGCACTTGATGAAAGACCCCGATAAAGTGATAGACCAGCTCCACGAGGTTATGGCGGTGTTTCTTATTCCCAAAAAGAAAACTTGGTATGGCTGGAAAAAAGGTAAGTATGACCCTGAGAAACACAAGGAAATATCGGAGGCAATGCTTCAAGCACCAATGACAATCGTGCAACCGTTGTCGGCTTTTTTTTTAACCAGTTATCTCAAGTCCGCCAAACATATACTGGAATCTTCGGTGAAGAAAGCGGAGAAAATCAAGAGACAAGCGGAAAGAAGGTTGAAACGTTTGAATCGAAATATGGCTGGCTGAACGTGGTTAACAACCTATCAAATAACGATGCGACCAAGTGGGGTTACTTCTTTGCTCTACCATTGCGGGAGTTCCTCAACCTTATCTCCTTCCAAAAGGCGAAACAGAACCACGAGTACCACCAAATGAAACAGAATGGCGTTCGATAAGTTAATAGATGCTCTGAATGAGTTTCGGGGCGAGTACGTCCGAGAGTTGACCAATTCGTTAACCGAGAAGAATCTTATCGCTTCGGGTAATCTTGGGGATTCCATCAAGCTGAACGTACAGCCAAAGGTCAAATTATTCGGTCAGATATACCGTATGCAGATACGAATGGCGGAATATGGGGAGAATGTGGACAAAGGTAGAAAACCAGGCAAAGGTCTGCCCGTTGGTGTTCTTGAAGGGTGGTTGAAATACCCGAACGTTCTTCAGAAGGTAACGGGTCAGGACAAGCAATTGAAAGACTACGAGCGAAAGTCTTTGGCGTTCGTCATCAACAGAAGCATCAAGCGCAAAGGGATCAAGCCGAAGAACTGGATTCAACCAGCATTCGACAAGGTAACGCCTAAAATCGCGGGAGTGGTTGAGGCGGCACTTGCAGAGGACATAGAAATCACATTTGAAGAAATCAAGAAACTAATCGAAAGCTAATGGCTATCTTCTTAACACAGAACGGAGAACCTGAACAGTTTGCCCTTGCGTACAATGACAACGCCTACGTTATCAAGACAACGAACTACACGCCAACGGTTCGGTTCAGGGTCGCGATGCTTCCAACGGATTACCCTATTTCTCCAGCCATTGGACAGGTCAGGGTGTATCCTACTCGGTCAAACGATGGGCAATACTTCGACCGTGCTTTCTTCGACCCTTCGAGATTCTTGCAAAGCTACGTTAGCGGAATTGTAAACATAAGAGGCGCGAACCATAACGGGTTCTACGTTTCTAATCAGATGCACAAGGAATACTATCTTGTCATTCAAGAGGAAGAAAAAAACGCGTCTGGCTTTTATCAATCGGGGGACCTATTCATCTCGAAAGTGAAGAGCGTATGGAACGGGGTTCGTAACGAGATTGAATGGCTGGACTTCGACTATACCGACTACATCATAAACAACACACCAAGCACTACAAAGAAGTTCCTTACTGATTCTCCAAGAACAATCAGAATAGACACCGACCAGTCTTACCATCTGTACTTCATAGCGAATGAACGGTTCGGGGCGTATCAGTACAACATCAAAGCCTACTCAGGGTATAACGCAACGGGAACGCTTTTAGCCGATGGCATCATTTCCAATAACATAGCGGTTGCCGATTCGTGGGACAAGATTTACTTCAGAATACCAGTAGGAACTTACGACATCGGGAACATCGACCCAGCACTTTACACCGATTCGCTACTTGGGTCTACACCTTCAACGGCTCTCAATGGTGCGGCATCCTACACGATTCATTTAGAGGACAACACCAACGCGCAGACGAGCGAAAGGTTCACCTTCAACGTGAATCAAACCTGTTCAAAGTACAACGAGGTTCGGGTGCATTGGCTTAATCGTTTGGGTGGCTACGATGCGTTTAATTTCTATATGAAGTCAGTCCACACGACCGACATCAAAAAGGACAAATACGACCAGCAGCATCACGACTGGACGGGCAACGCCTACACCTACGACAAGAAGAATAGAGGCACGACAGACTACAACGTGGTACTAAACAAGAAGGTTACAATCAACACCGACTACCTTACAGAGGACGAAAGCACTTGGCTTGAAGATTTAGCAACATCTCCGAGCGTCTACATTGAGGAGAATAACGAGTTGATTGCGGTTAATCTTGACCCTCGCAGAATCCAACGCAAGACAAGTCTGAACGACAAGCTTATGCAGTACACTTTCGAACTGAATTACTCCATTAAAAACAGACGACAACGTGGTTGAGGTTAGAATAGAGGGCAGGCGTTTAGATGTATTTGAGGGTTTCGACTTCTCCTTTAATTACGGTATTGCTGACATCCGTAACCCTGAGAAGAGAAGCACGGAGTACTCCAAGACCATCAAGTGTCCAGCAACGAAGAACAATGACGAACTCTTCGGGCATATCTATGACGTTAACATCTCAAACAACTACGATGCTAACACTACTAACATTAGCGTTAATTTCAATCCTAACAAGAAAGCTGAAGCGCGAGTAATAGCTGACGGTGTAGAGGTAATGGCTGGAGTTGTCCAACTCCGCAAGATAGTCCAAAAGGGACACGCATACACTTACGAGGTGGTGTTTATCGGCAAGCTGGTAAATATCTTCTCGGTGTTGGGAGACAAGAAGATAAACGAGGAACTTGACTTCAGCGACCTGAACCACGAACTGACTCAGGCAAATGTTGTCAGCAGTTGGTCAAACACGGACGGCTATGTTTACCCATACATTGACTACGGCAAGCGGATAGAGTTCAACAATGTTGGAAGAGTGTTCTACCCTAACGATTTACGACCAGCGATATTTGCCAAGACCATACTGAACAAGATTTTCGACTTTGCCGGGTTTAGCTATCAGAGTTCGTTCTTCAGTTCGCAGCTTTGGAATCAGTTGATAGTTCCTTTTACTGGATTGAATGTATACGCAGACCAAGCTCAAGTTCAAAGCAGAGGCTTAAGGGCTTCGTTGTCTTCACCTACCGACCCTTTTACTACATCGAACACAATTCCAAGCCAATCAAATTCTGACTGGGACAGATTCAACCTTATATGCGATAATGACTCAACGGGAGGTAACTATGATGGCGGAAACAATTACACATCAGGTACTTACTTTGTTCCAGCGGGAGGCATCTACACTTTCTCTTCTGAGGTCAAACTTAAATTAGTAAGAACCTTATTTTCCCCTCAAAGAACGTATGATGGTGTATTGTTAATTCATTCAAGAATAAGAAAACTTGACACTTCTTTCGCTCTTTCAACAGTTGCGGAAAGTACTCTTTCATTTCAGTTGGTCAATAACCCTCAGTCAGTACTTGAAGAAATAACTATAAATGTTACGGCTGATGAGTTAACATTGTTTCAAAACGAAAGGATATACATTGACGTTATCGTTGACTTTTCCGAGTTGCTTGTTCAGAACCTAAGCGGTCAGGAAATAAGCGGTCGAAACTTATACACAGACTTCGCGTTAACAATTGAAACGGCTAAAATAGAATGTAACGCTTCCAATACCATATTTGAGGGGGATAATGTTTTGATGACTGAAATATCGCCTCAATGCACTATGGCTGACTTCCTGACCTCGATTTTCAAGATGTTCAATTTGTTCGTGGAGGTCGACACGAATAACGAGCGCAACCTACTGATTGAAACGCGAGACACGTTCTATTCTAAGGGAGGAACGAAGGACTGGACGTATAAACTTGCAAGGGACAAAGATATAACGCTTGAACCTTTGGGAGTTCTTACTGACCGCGAATACATCTACACCTATTCGGAGGATGGGGACTATTACAACGAGCGTTATCAGTCAAACAGAGGGCACGTTTACGGAAGGGCTAGAATAGAAGTGGATAACGATTTCGTGCAGAGTTCCAAAGAGGTAGAGGTCATCTTTTCGCCTTCGCCATTGGTCAATGACACCCCAAGTAATAGACTGATTCCGAAAATATACGATGCTGATATTTCAGAGGGCGCACAGCCTACGGATGCCAACATTCGTATTCTGTACTTTCAGAACCTTCCGAGTAGCCCATCGTGGGAGTTGGCGAGTTACTTCAACCCTACACTAACGCAAACAACATACCCTTATGCTGGGCATTGGGACAACCCGATAACGCCAACTGTCGACATCAACTTCGGGCTGCCTTTGGAATTGTTCTATCAAGCTAACAGCTACACGGGAACGCTGCAAGTAACGAACGCGAACCTTTACAATATCTACCATCGCAACTACATCAACGAGGTAACGGATAAGGACAGCAAGGTAATGACAGGAATGTTCTACTTAGAGCCAACGGACATCAACACCTTGGACTTCCGCGACCAAATAGTGATAGATAATAGCTACTGGAGACTCAACAAGGTAATGAATTACAACCCTTTTAAAGAGGGGTTAACGAAGGTTGAGTTAATTAAAATTAAGGAAGCCGTTACGTTCCAAAAATCAGAAAAGAGTTTAAATAGCGGAGGTTATTTAGGCAAGGAAAAGATGCCTTCACCTTCCACCGAAATAAAGACCAACGGGAACAAGTACCCACCGTTTCAAGGGAAGGTTAGCGGAGCAGACAACAGAGTAGGCGATAGCGTTACAGCTTTCAAAATAGTAGGAAGCAGAAACACAATAGGCGAAGGCTCAAAGAACATCACCATTTTCGGCAATGATAACGAGGTAGCTGGAGGGCTGCACAACGTCCAACTGATAAACACCAACGGAGTAATTATAACAGAATCAAACAAGACGTTTGTCAACGGCAAGGAACAGGACAACGTGGAGATATTGGATGGTGGATTGAATGAAGTCAGGGCATTGAATGGTGGCACAAACATCTTCGCGGTTGATGGAGGCGAGGACATCGTGCAGACACAATTTTCTGAAATAGCTATTTATAACATAGAAGGAGGAGTAGACTAATGGCAACACAAGACTCACGCATCAAGATTAAACGGTCAACCATAACGGGAACCGTTCCAACCGTACCAAGTAGCAACGACCACACAGATGGAACTTGGATAGCTACGGACATCTACAAGGGCGAACTTTTCTATAACCAAGCGGACAACTGCCTGTGGACAAGAAGCGACAACGGTGTGGAATGTTTAGCGTGCAGCACGGGGTGGCAATCGTTCACTAACCAAGATTTAAACTCTAACCCAGTTGACATTGTAGGGTTGGAGGCAAGAGGCGCTGGCGTAGCAGTCATTCCAGTTGGCATTGACTTCGCGGTTGATGCTGGTGTAACAGCTTACGACTTTCCTGTAAAAGGCATAGAACTTGTATATAATGGTTTCACAGACACAATCGTAAACGTAAGTCAATCTCTTATCAATTCGGGAACGGACGCTTATGGTACTTTCAATGTTCAAGATAGCACAGACATAAAGACCAACACCAAGATTCAGTTATACGCTTCAGCGGACGCGACTCAGGGAACTGGCACGTATTACGTGAAGACGTATTACAAAATAGTAACAATGCCATTCTAATTAACTCGAACTAATGGCGACCAAAGTAGCAATAGAAGTAGACGTAAAAACGGGCGAAGCCAATGACGACATAATTGCGTTAAGGGAAGAACTCGAAAAGGTCAAGTCTACCCAAGAGAAACTTTCTAACGAAATGAAAGCGGGCTTTCAGTCTGCTGAGAAAGGAGCAAAGGGAGCGTCTAAGGGAATGAAAGGGTTTGGCACTTCAATCGGAGGGGTGCTTAAGTCTTTGGGGTTAATTGCGGTCGCTATGGAGGTTTTCAACTTCTTGAAGGAGTTGTTAATGAAGAACCAAAAGGTAGTCGACACTTTAGCCATTGCGTTCAAAGCTATCGAAGTTTTATTCAATCAACTATTCAAAGCCGTTGAGCCTTTGGGTGGCGCGTTAATGGACGCATTTGAGAACCCTCAACAAGCCCTTGAAGATTTATGGGAAGCAATTAAAACCAATTTCTTAAATAGAGTAAATGGAATTGCAGTAGCTGCTGAAGGGGTCGGAAAGGTGATAAAGGCAGCTTTTGAACTTGATTGGGATGGGGTTAAAGAAGGAATGCAGCAATATGGTCAAGCATTAGTGCAAGTTACTACTGGTCTTGGCATTGAGCAACAGAATGAGTTTGTGAATGGCATTGCAAACGCTGGAAGAGAAGCGATTGACACAGCTACCAAGATTGAGACACTCCGAAAAGAGGTAAAACTTGCCGAAGCGCAACAAGGACTTTTAATCTTAGAGTATCAACGAGAAGCGGAGATTCAAAGACAGATTCGGGACGATGTGAGCCTAACCCTTGAAAAAAGGAAAGCGGCAAACAAAGAACTTGGGCGAATACTTGATGAACAAACACAAGAGGAGTTAAAGTTAGCCAACAAGCGTTTGGAGTTGGCACTACTTGAGCAGTCAACTAACAAGGACTCAGTAGATGCTGAGATTGAAGTAATCAACGCAAGAAAGGAAATAGCCGACATCAATGAGCGTATAACTGGACAGCGTTCAGAGCAGTTAACGAATGAGAACGCGCTGATTCAAGAGAATATTGATAAGCAAAAAGAAAAGGCAGAACTTGAAGCAGAGGCGGCACTAGCAGCCGCAGAGCGTAGACTACAAATAGAAAGGGAATTAGCTGATAGCCGAATTGCGTTAATCCAAGACGAGGAACTCCGTAGAATTATGGAGGTAGAAGCAAATCTTGAAAGGAAACTTGCCGAAATAGTTGAAGAGGATGCACAAGCGAAAGAGTTAAAGGCGAACCTTGAACAAATTGCACAAGCTGAAATACTGCAAATCCAACAAGAGTTCAGAGATAAGGAACTTGAGTTACTTGAGGCACAAGCCAAGAAGAAAAAGGAACTCGAAGATAAGGCGGTTGCAGATGTTAAGAAAGCAGAGGAAGAAAAACAGAAAGCACGAGAAGCTGGATTGAAGGGAACGAGCGATGTTCTTGGTGCTTTGGGCGGTTTAATTGAGGCGAGCGGAAACAACTCAAAACAGGCGGTAGCAATACAAAAGACTTTGGCTATTGCTCAAATTGCTATTGATACGGCAACCGCTGTTTCAGGAGCAATTGCACAAGCGCAAAAGACTGGGCCGTTTCCAGCGAACATAGCGGCTATTGCTACGGGTGTCGCTGCGGTCATAGCTGGTATTTCTTCGGCAGTTTCAACATTAAACACGGCTAATGTACCGGGTGGCTCTGCGCCTGCACCTACACCTCCACAAATAACATCAGCTCCAGCTATTCAACCAGTAACGACAAACACAACCGAACTCGGAGGAGCGGAACAAGCCCAACTCGCGCCAATACAGGCCTATGTCGTGGAGACAGAAGTCACGGGCAACCAAAACAACATAAGTCAAATTGAATCACAAGCAACATTCCCCGGATAATGGAAAAACTACCAGTAATCTATTTAACAATTGACGAAGACCACGAAACGGGTCTTGATGCAATCTCTTTAGTTGACCATCCAGCCATTGAGCGTAATTGGATGGCGTTTAACAAGAAGCACAAGTTCGCATTGAACGAAGAGAAACGAATCGTGTCAGGCGCGGCAATGGTTGCCGATTACCCAATCTATCGCAGAGATGAGGACGGGCGCGAGTACTACGTTGTATTCGATTCGGATGCCATACGTAAGATAGCCTACAAGTTTATGAAGGAGGGCAAGACCAACGCGACCAACTTAGACCACTCAACAGATGTGGAAGGCGTGTTTATGTTTGAGTCATTCCTAATTGACGAGATGAAGCCAACACCAAAAGGATTCGACAAGCTGCCTAACGGTTCTTGGTTCGTGAGTTACAAGGTCGACAACGATGAGGTATGGGAGGATGTTAAGAAAGGCACTTTCAAAGGGTTCAGCGTTGAGGGCGTGTTCTCGGAGTCTCGCCAAATGGACGTTGACAAAATGATAATCGAAGAGGTGGAGAAAGCACTAAGAGCATAGCCAAGTGGCACACCTTTCTTGAATTGCTATTTACTAAAAAAACAACCTATGAACATTTCAGAACTTGTTGGGTCTAAGTTGCCCGAAATCAAGAAGCTACTTTTCAGCGAGACTGAGGAGAAGTTTGAAGATGCCAAACTCGTTGATGGCACTATTGTACGTTACGAATCTTTGGAAATCGGAGCTGCTCTTTCCGTAGTTGGAGAGGATGGCGAAGTAGTACCAGCACCAGATGGCGAACACGAACTTGAAAGCGGAGATATCGTAAGAACTGAAGGCGGTGTTATCGTTGAGATTATGAGCCCTGAGCCAGTTGAGGAAGAAGCAGAAGAAGAGAAAGAGGAAGAAATGGCTGCTGAGGAAGTTGCTGCATTTGACCCTGAGGCGTTCAAGTTGGACATTATGGATTCAGTTGCTACGTTAATTCAGTCAGAGGTTGCCAAGTTTGCAAAGACTGAGAAGGTAAGCGACATCGAGAAAGCTGTTGGACTAATTACCGACATCGTTGAGAAGATGGCAGCTACTCCAAAGGAAGAGCCTTCTAAGAAGGTAGCTAACCCATTTAACAAAGGCATCGACTACACCGAGATGGTAGAGAAGATGCGCGCAATAACCAAGAAATAAACCAAAAAACATTATACTAAAATGCCATTTGCACCATCACCACTAACGAGCGGACTTCAAGCTTACATTGAAGAGCAGAATTTTCCGCTAATTGCTAAAGCCCTAACTTCTTCGCCAACTATGGCACTTGTTGAAAAGCAAGTTGGAGTAAAAGGTAAAAGTGCTATCAACTTAGCCGACATTGACGTTACTTTCCAAGATGGAAGCGGTTGTGCTTGGAATGAAGATGGAGACATCACTCTAACGCAGAGATTCATCGACCCAGCTAAACTGAAGTTGAATATGGAGTTCTGCCCAAAGGAACTTGAGGCTATCTACCTTAGAACTCAACTACCTTCAGGAGCGCATTACGAAACAATTCCTTTCGAGGAGTTCTTCGCTAACTACTTGGTAAGCAAAATCGCTGCTGAGTTGGAGAAGATGATTTGGAAATCAGTTGGTGCTGTACCAACTTCGGGACTTCCAACTGGGTCGGGTAACTTCCAATTCTTTAACGGTTTCCGAGATGCTATTCTTGGTGGTTCTTACATCGATGCAAACACAACTGCATTCGGTTCGGGTTCTGTTTTAACTACAGCATTGACTGCTAACAATATGATTGAGGCAGTACAAAGAGTTTACGAAGCTGCTGCTGATGCTGTTATCGAAAACGATGATGCTGTTGTATTCGTTGGTGCTGACAAATTCAGAGCGTTGGCTATTGCTATTCAGAACGGTCTTGGCGCATCTTACGTAACTGCTGGAGGTCAGCTTCAAGGTTACCAAACTGACATGGGTTCATTGTCAATGGTTATGCCTGGTACTAACTTGAAGATTCAAGCTACAAGCGGACTTAGCGCAGTAAACGATGTTTACCTTGCTCGTACCAGCAATATGTACGTTGGCATGGACTTGGAAGAAGATGCTTCACGCATCGAGTCTTGGTACTCTCAGGACGACCGAAAATTCAAAATTGCGGTTGAATTGACAGTAGGCGCACAGGTAGCTTTCCCTGACCAAGTTTCTGTTATATCTCTTTAATCTAATCGGGGCGGCTTTCGGGTCGCCCCTTCACTCTAAAAACTAAAAAAATGGCATATACTGGATGCGCACTAACTACGGGTTTCGACCTTGACTGCCGCGATGCCGTAGGCGGAGTGAAGAGCGTTAGATTTGCGAACCTTGACGATTACCTTGCTTTAACTCCTGTTGTATCTGCTGGAGCAGTTACATCAATTACTGCAACGGCTACATTCTACAATTACGAGCAGCTAAAGGAAACATCTTCTTTGACCGAAACCATCAACGGAAACAGTCAGAACGGAACAGTTTACTACACTCCAGAGGTGGTTGTGGTGCTTTCAAAGTTGGATGTTGACAAGCGAAATGAAATCAAGGTATTGGCTCAGCAGCGTTTGGTGGCTATCGTTGAAACTAACGATGGCTCTTATTGGGTTGTTGGCTGGCAAAATGGTCTTGAGTTGAACGCTGGAACTTCTGCAACTGGAACGGCTTTCGCAGACCTTAGCGGTTACAGCTTGACGTTTAGCGGAATGGAAGCGGAGCAAATGCTTTCAATTGATGCCGCAGACGTAACTGCGATTACAAATTAATTCGTATCTTCACTTTTTCATTGTTCTGTTTGAGAAGGGGTCGGCTAACGCTGACCCTTTTTCGTTTGGCACAATTTCGTCTTTTTGCTATTTAAAGAAAAACAAGCATGGCATCGACCGTAACACCAGCAACCGCAACGGTTCAAATCGTTGAATCTCTAACGCTCGGAGGAGTTGACCGAGGAGGCTCACACACACGTTCAATTGACAACGTGGCGGAGGCTGACCGAAGAGTAATGACCGTTGACTCAGCAAATGAGATAGACCTAATAGAACTTAATACAGCAAACGGGCAAGGGAAGTTTGTACGTTCGTCAATCAAGTACATCCGCATAACCAACTTGGATAACACTAACTTCATTCGGGTAAGATTCAAGAATAGCGGGGCAGAAACGGCAGACGTGAAAGTTGATGCTGGGGCTACCTTTATGCTATCGACTGGCAGTATGGATGCAGATACTGCGGCTGGAGCGTTCAGCGCATTTGTGGATATCGACAACATAAGCGCACAAGCAGATACGGCAGATTGCGACATCGAATACGTAGTGTTTGCAGTTTGATAAACATCGAACGAAATAGCGCAAACGAGATAGCTTTGACCCTTACTGAAAAGGGAACGGCTACTTATTACCTGTTCAAGTTCCAATCGGACAACACGGAGGCGGTGGAGTACTGCATTGCTACGGATTCAAGTCTTTACCCTGAGCGGTTTAACAAGTTTACCATTACAGAACAGACAAGCCCGGACAACTTGAACGCAGAGGTAGAACTACCAACGGAGGGACAATGGCGGTATTTTGTTTACGCGAACTCATCAAGCTCAAATTTAGACCCGACTGGATTGACTGAATTAGAATCGGGAATAGTCAAAGTAACGGGAACATCAACACCAGTTACCACCTACTCAGGCGGCAACTCTAACTATGTAGTATATGGCTCTTAAGATATTGAATTTCGGAGCGCATAAAGTACCGACCTTTAAAGAGGCGAGGGGCAAGGATTGGATTCTGTTCGGAGACGAAGGGGAGTACAAAAATAGATACCCTGAGTACCTTCTGAACCTTTACCGTAGAAGCGCGAAGCATCACGCTATAATTAACTCCAAAAAAGACTACGTTGTCGGTCAGGGTTGGTCAGTAGATGCGGAAGGGTTGGACACTATGGGTCTTGCGAGACTTCAGCAGTTCATCAACGAGCCGAACCAATACGAGAGCCTTAACGACATCTTAGAGAAGGTTGCGCTTGATTACGAGTTATACAACGGCTTTGCGCTGGAAATCGTTTACAACCAACTCAATGACAAGATTGCCGCGATATACCACGCTGACTTTGCGAGATATCGGTCAAACGAGGATGGTACGAAGTACTACTATTCAGAGGATTGGAAGAAGCACAACCCAGTAGTTGAGGAGATAGACGCTTTTAATTGGAAAGAGCCAAGCGGTAAGCAGCTACTTTATGTAAAAGGGTACTCGCCTGACTGCAAGTACTACCCATTGCCTACTTACTTGGGGTCAACGGGTTACATTGAGTTGGACGTAGAAATAGCCAACTTCCACCTCAACGCAGTTAAGAATAACTTTGTAGGCGGGACAATCGTGTCTTTCTACAATGGCGAACCGACACTTGAGGAGCAAGAAGAAATCGAACGACAGATAAAGGACAAGTTCACGGGAACGGACAATGCTAATTCAATCGTTCTGAACTTTGCCGATTCACGCGACAGAGGAGTAGAAATTCAGCAGCTTAATGGTAACGACTTCGACAAGCGTTTCGACATCTTAAATAAGACCGTTCAAAGGGAAATCTACGCTGGTCATCAAGTAACTGACCCAGCACTCTTTGGAATTAAAGAGGACGGAATCTTCACGAGCAGAAACCAGCTTGTTGATTCTTTTGAGTTATTCCAAAACACCTACGTAAACAACCGACAGCAGTTCATCGAAAGGGTGTTTAACGAGTTGGCAGCATTGCAAGGACTTTCGAATAGGTTGTTCATCCAAGACACCGAGCCTATTTCAATTCAGTTCAGCGAGAACACGGTTGTGAGCGTAATGACTCAGGAAGAAATACGTGAGAAAATCGGACTTCCTAAACTTGAGCAACCACTAAAAGCTGCAAAGACTTCAAAGGACGAGGACGATGTTCTTATTGAGTACTTCAAGAACTGCGGCTCTACGGACTATGAACCAGTAGGAAACGGCAAGGCGTTAAACTTTGAATCTGAAACCTCCGCAAGACTTCACGAGGAACTGAACCGAAAGTATTGGTTTGCTGAGATAGACCCGTTAGATACGGCTATCCTGAACATCCTTAAAGAGAATCCAGCTACTCCATTTCTTGCGATTGCTGAACAATTACAGCTATCGATTGAAAGGGTAATGTCTGGGCTTCAAAGATTGAACGAAGCGAACGCTATCAAGATAGCCATTGACGAGGTTCTTGATTCTACGCAAAGAGCCGTAGAAGTAACCAAAGAAGGCGAACGGTTACTTGAAGAGATACCACCAGTCGAGGAGGAGTTCGTTATTCGTTACGTTTATGCAAAAAGACCAGGTGTTGCTGGAGATGCTATCATTCCAACTACACGAGAGTTTTGTAGGAAACTGATAGAATTAGTTGAAAAGGAGAACAGAACTTGGACACTAACTGAGATTCAAGACATCGGAGTGTCAGCTAACCGTAATGTATGGATGCGAGGCGGTGGCTTTTGGGGCAAGTCTTACCATTGCAGACACTACTGGGAGCAGAAACTTATGAGAATTAAGAAGTAATGGCGAACGTCTTATTCATATCGGAAACATTCCTCAAGGACAACACTTTGCTCCACGAGAATATCGACTTTAAGTATCTACGTCCTGTGGTTTTGATGTGCCAAGACATACACATCCAGCACAAAATCGGGACTACTCTTTACAACGAACTCAAGACACAGATAACCAACTCTACGTTAACGGCTGCGAACCTTACACTTTTGGAGGATTACATTCAGCCTTCTTTACTTTATTGGGTTCAAGCCGAAGCACCGACCGCCATAAGCTACAAGTTCTTAAATAAGGGCGTACACCAACAGAGTTCCGAGAACAGCTCCAACGCTTCACTTGATGAAATCAACTTCATATCCAAGCGGTACAAGGACAAAGCGGAATGGTACACCGAGAGGCTCGTTACTTTCCTTTTAGAGAACGAATCTGACTACCCAGCTTACGCGAATCCTGACGATGGTCTTGATACTATCCAGCCCGATACACGAACCTACACGACAGGAATGTTCTTAGGACGCAGACCGAAGTTCATATCACTTGAAGATAAATATGAGTACAAACGCAAGTAGACGAAATCAAGAGAAGCTGAAAGCATATGTACACGCTCAACGAAATACTAACCCTAATCGAGAACCAAGCAACGGCTCACCTTCAGGTGAATCAGTACGGTCAGGGGGACGTTTGGGAAATCAACCCGAAAGAACTTGACTATTTAGTTCTGTGGGCTATCGAGGAGAGCGTTGTATTATCGGAAAGGACATTGACCTACAACATCCGACTGTTGGCAATGGACAGGGTCTTACCGGGTGAAGAGAATGAACAGGAAGTTATGAGCGACACCATACAAGTTCTATTGGACTTCGTGGCGTACTTTCGACAACTACACACCACAGATTTAAGCATTCAAACGAGCGTTACTCTTGAACCGTTTACTGAGCGATTTGACGACAAGGTGAGCGGGCATTCTTGCGTTTTATCAATTACTCAACCATACGACTACAATAAGTGTCAAATACCAACTTAAAATGACTGAATCACAAAAACTAATAGGAACACGCGGCTGCAAACTCCTTACAGGAACGGGAGCGCACACATCGCTAACTGGCTACGCAATCATAGCACAAGAAGATACCGTATTCACTACCTTCGAAGTGGATGGAGTTGATGCTCTTGCTACCTTCGGGTTGACTGGCGCAACCGTGAAAGCTGGAGCGTATATCGTAGTACCTTCGGGCGATGCCATCACAGCCATCACAATGTCAAGCGGAAGCGTTATCATTTATAACCAATAAGCTATGCCATCTATTCTAACAAGACCAGTTGGTGGTGGAGGAGGAGGCATTCAAAGCGTTTCTCTTTCGCTTTCAGACACAACACCTGATTTTGGTGACACGATAACACTAACTGCAACGGCTTCGGATTTTGCAAGTGGCGATAACCTGACATATCAATTCGTTGTAAGAGATAACGTTGGTAATTGGGAAAAGACAGAACAGACGAATGACAACACGTATGATTGGGCTGTTGCGTTTTCTGGAACGTATATGGTTTGCGTGATAGTGGAGGATGAAAGCGGAGGTAGTGCCTCAAGTTGCGTTGAAGTTGTTGCCACTACCATCTATACTAAACACGGAATAGACCACGCTTGGAACGGTGAAAATGCTACGTTGATAGGTGGCTTGGTTGATGAACTAACGGACGTTGGAGACACGGGCGGTCAAGACGCAACAGCACCAGCAGCAGCGAACAGATTGAGGTTCTTGCAAGATCCAAGAGCATCAACTAACGGGTCATTCAGAAGTATTACAAGCGACTATCTTTCAACCACACTTTCAACGGTTCAAGACAATATAACAATTGCGGGTGTTTTCGATTGGTCGCAAGCCCAAGATGGCGCTGGATCTTATATGGTGTTTATGGGCGGTACACAAACTACGCTTGATGTAGGGTCAAGATTCAACATTGGTTACTTGTTCTCTACTTCAAAGATGCGATTCGCGGTAAGACAGAACAGTGGTGGTGTTGGTTGTGCGGTTCAATTCGATGTTGTGGAGGGTAAGAACATATTTGT